CAGCAGTTGCGAATGATTTTCAAGACGGTGAACAAGGTAGATGACAAGTTAGATAAACATTTAGACGATCACGCAGAAGGATTAACAAATGGGAAAACTGTTAGACGAAATTAAAACAACACCAAAAAATACAGGTGGTGTTAAATCTAAAATAGATTTAATTTTAGAAAAGTTAAATACTGAGGACAGAGCCGATCTTTTAGAAGCGATAAACGATCACACTATTAGCGTCACCGTTATCACACGGGTGTTACGAGGTAAAGGTTTCGATATTCAACGCTCGGCAGTTCAACGCTACAGAGGGCTATCAAATGAGCCTTAAAGACGAGATCAGTCACGAGGCTGTTGTTGAAACCGATTTGGTTCGGTTGCGTAGGCAACGAGACAGTTTCGCCAATCAGAATGCACGACTGATCGAACAACTTGAGCAGGTTGAAAAATGTTTATCTATCGTTGAGCACGCCGAAGGGGTAAGTATTTCGCCTCCGTCTTGGCTTGCGCCAGCGAAACCTAAACGCTCGGCAGCAACATTGGTTGTTATGTTGAGCGATACACACTTTGACGAAGTAGTGAATCTGCAAGAGATGGAAGGTTTGAATTGTTATAACCGTGAGATCGCTGTTATGCGTTTAGAAAAGTGGGCGCAGAATGTTGTGAAACTTTCTCGTCATTATTTGTCGGGTGTTTCTTATGACGGTGTTGTTGTAATTCTTGGTGGCGACATTTTCACTGGCGACATTCACGAGGAACTTGCTTTGACTAACGAGGACACAATGATTGGTTCGTTGCTGTTTTGGTCGGAACAAGTTGCTGCTGCGATACAACTATTGACTGACGAGTTCAAGAAATGTTATGTGGTTAGCGTGGTCGGTAATCACGGGCGAATGACTCGCAAGCCTCGTATGAAGCAACGAGTGAAAACAAACTTTGATTATCTGTTAGCGAAAATGGTTGAACGACACTTCAGAACAGATAAACGGGTGTCGTTTGATATTCCTGAATCGGCTGATGCGTTAATCAAGATTTATGATCACGGACATTTAATTACTCACGGCGATCAAGTTTCTGGTGGCGGTGGCATCGGCGGTATCTATCCACCGATTATGCGAATGCGAGCAAGAAAGCAAGCACGATATTTAGCAACAGGCAAATCATTCCAAACACTTTGGCTTGGTCACTGGCATCAATATATTTCTACGCCTTCAATGATTGTGAACGGCAGCCTAAAAGGTTTTGACGAATACGCAATGCTGATGGGTTTCGGTCACGAACAACCACAACAAGCATTAGCGATTGTTACACCCGAAAGAAACATCACGATTCAAGCACCAGTGTTTTGTTTAGATCGCAAGAAAGAAGGTTGGTGATGGCTTCGGTTGTGTATGTGAAGTGGCACGATGCTCACGCTGTCGCCCCGTCTTGGGTTGCGCTTGACGACATTGTTAATGAGCCTGCGATAGTTGAATCTGTTGGCTGGCTTGTGCCAAATGCAATTGAGAATCATATTGTTTTAGCGCAGTCTGTTCTCGGTGACGAAGGCGATCACATTCTTGCTATCCCTGTTGGTATGGTTCGTGAGATGAAAACTTTGTTTTCTGATTTGCTACCATAAAAAGTTGTGCGAGGTGTTCTCCTTCTCCACCTGCGCATACGGGTTGAGCAGACCAGCCTTTCGGGGCTGGTTCTGTTCCCCGTATTTTTAGTCAAAAAAATCTTTAAAAATCTTTTTAAGCCTTATTTGTAAAGGTTTGCTAAATCGTTTTCGGCTGTTTTGGTTTTTGCTGATTTCAAGATCTGCTATACTGTATATATCAAGTTCAAGAGGAGGACTAGATGAAACTGAAGATATCAACGATGGTGCTAAGCGATCACGACAGCAGATTGTACGGACACGATGACAGCACCGACACAGTGCGAGTGCATCAAGATAAGGTCGGCGCAATCTACACGATCATCAAGCGCACCAAGACAGTTACAACAGTTGAGATGAGCAACGAAGCAATCGCAGAGTTCTTAGATGACTGCGACTATCAAGATGAGTTCTGCGACATAGAACAAGGTCGCACAGGCGTTTATGCTCGTGCGATTAAAAGTGTAAAGAAACAGTTAGAGAACCAATAGATCAAAGTTCAAGAGGAGGACTTAGATGGAAACGCAAGAAGCAATACAAGAAGTTAGAGAAGCGATAGAACAGTTCGGTGTTCCGTGTTGGGTGGCACATATCAGTTATCCAATTCGCAGCGCAGTTCCGAAAGAAGTGAAAAGAGAATTGTTAGCGACAGCGAAAGTTTCGCAAGGTTGGTCTAAACAATTTGATGGACAACTTATTTTCGGAAGAACACGAACTGATGACAAACAAAACATTTTGGAATGGGCGAAAGAAAATGTTTTCGAAATGGTGACAGCCAAACAAGTTTCGGAGGCTTGCGATGTTTCCGAAAGTTGTGCAAGACGCACGATGAATCTTCGCCCAGATGTATTCAAGAAGTTCGGTAAAGAATATGAGATCAGAGATGCCGATGCCGATAGGAAAGCACAGAAGAAATAACCTACACAAGTTCAAGAGGAGGACTTATGACAAAGCAAGTTAGATGGAAATGCGAGAAGTGTGATGACGGGTTGTTAGCACCAACTCGACCACGCAAGAATGATGTGAGGCGATACTGTCTGCCCTGCTCAGCGAAGTCAGGCAAGTTAGTTGATCGTGTCGCACCTTCATTGGAGAAGAAGCGAGAGAAGCGCACAGCGATTGTTCAGCAGAAGCAGAAAGCGAAGCGTGTTCGTATCGCAACAAAGTTGCAGCCAAAGAAAGAACGATGGAAACGATGGGAACAAAGACAAGCGGTCTTCAACAAAGAAGCAGATCGCATTTGGGCATTGTTTTACCCGCAAGGCACAAATCGTAAACGACCATTAATTAAAATTGTGTTCTCTCGTAATGGTGGATGCAGTGGTGTTAATTATGGAAATGACATCATAGTTCGGGTTGGTCGTTGGTCATCAGGTGGTGCTTCGGCTTGGGAAGTCTTAGCGCACGAACTTTGCCACTCTGTTATCCCGACAAGCACTCGTGATGGTTCGCACGGTAAGGCTTTCTATGTTGCCCTGAAGAATGTAATTGAGGCTAGATGGAAAGTGCGAATGGACTGGTCATCAATAAATGGTTACACAACTTCATCTCACTCTTGGGGCTACAAAGTTGATTGGCTGATGCAAGAACAGTTAGAGAAAGCAGAAGTTGTCCAGTTCAGTTATCCAGCAGATCAAGTGAAGGAGGTGTAATGAATATTGAAATCGGCGATTTCTTTTTAGTCACGACAAAGAACGGCGCACAGTATGACGGACAGGTTATTGGCTTGACCGAAACTACTTTGACGATTGAACATTGGAACGAGGTGAAAGATCGGTTAGATGAAACCGATATTAAACTAAGTGATATCACGATGCTTGAAAGGTTTAACGATTCGCAAACAACCGTGTAACACCCCTGAGTAATAATTAGATCAACATAAACCAACAACAAAAGAAGGACAGAGATGGAACGAATATCGAAACCGAAACACGGTAGCAAAGAATGGCTGCTCACTAGATGGCGAGATGATTTAGGCAGATGCGTGTTCGGGGCTTCTGATATCCCTGCGCTGATGAACGCTTCGCCTTACAAGACGAGAGCAGAGTTGTTCGCAGACAAACTTAACGAACCAGTTGAGCAGTCAGAGTCAGCGATCTTTCGGCGTGGCAACTTGCTCGAGAAACCGTTACTCGAAGCAGCATCAGAAGAATTAGGTATGTCGTTCTTTACGCCTGAGTGGATTTATCGCAGCAACAGATTGTCGGTGTCGCTTGACGGTGTAGATCATTGGGAATCGCCAAGCGTTGTCATTGAAGCAAAGACGACTACACGATATTCGATCTATGACCAGAACGATTTGCCTACTGAGTGGTGTTGGCAGGGCTGGGCGCAACAGGCGGTGCTTGATTGCCCTGTTTGGTTCTCGGTACTTGATCGTGATCTAAAGATCAGCGTGGTCGAGTTACCTAGAAACGAGGTAGCGATTGATGCTTTGCGATTAGAGACAGAAGTGTTTGGTGATTGGGTTGATAACAACACGCCACCGCTTGACGAGATCAACAACTTCAGTGCAGATGATATCGCTCGTATCTTTAAGGCGACACCGACAATGGTTGAGTTAGATGCGACAGCAGCGCAGTTGGTGATTGATCTTGAGAAAGCAAGGGCGACTTCGAAAGAGGCGAGTGATGCTGAGGCAAGAATTAAAGATGCTCTCGCTCAAATGATGTTGAATCACGAGATCGGTATGTTCAACGGGCAGAAGATTGTTTCGTGGCAACAGCAGGCAGGCAAGACATCGTTGGATACGGCGAGGCTTCGTGCTGATCATTCAGAGTTAGTTAAGCAATATGAGAAGCAAGGTAATCCGTACCGTGTGATGAGAACACACAGAAAGAAGGTCAAGTAATGAAAGAGAAACCAGTTAATTGGGTAACTAATTTTGAAGAAGCATTTAGCACAGTAGCGATCTATTTAATTATCGCAACTTCAAAAGAAAAGCCTGATACAACTTTTAAAGGTTTTGATAAAGTTCATAACGAACACTTCAAAGGCAAAGACCTTTCTCAGTTAGTGGCAGATGCACTGAATAGGGTTGATCAGTTAAAATTAACGCCTGTCAATTTCTTTAATAACAATTAACAACAACAAAGGAAGAAGGAAACCAATGAGTAATGAAACAGAAGCACTACTGCTCAAAGCAGTATTAGAGCAATACGCAACACCCGACCCAAAAATCGTAGGAACAATTCCACGCAACGGAATCAATCTCGCCTATGTGAGCCACGCAGAAATTACTCGCATCTTGATCGAGATTGACCCGATGTGGAACTGGCAGCCTGTCGCTTGGGTTGATGGCAGACCAGCAATACACGAAGCGAACGGTGTTGCAACAATGTGGGCAACGCTTACCTTGTTAGGCAAGTCGCTTGTCGGTGTCGGTTCGGTTCGAGCAGACAAACCTGATCTAGACAAAGAACTTGTCGGAGACTTCTTGCGAAACGCTGCGATGCGATTCGGCATCTGTCTTTCGCTTTGGTCTAAACAAGATTGGGAAGCACCACGCAACAATGTGAGCAGCGTCTATACGAGTTACCCGACCAACACGGCAGAGGTTGAAAAGAGCAAACAGGCGCACCCAGCGAATGTTCAGCCAAAAAGCAGCCTTCAGGAAGCGTTGAGTGACGAGCAAATTGAACAGTCGTTCTCTACACCCCAGAAATCTACTGCGAAGATTGGCAGCCTGATATCAGACAAGCAGAAGGGTTTAGTGTCATCGTTAGCAAAAGAGGTTGCTGATGGTGATATCGGTTCGATCTTGAAGCAACTGTTTGATAAACCGAACTTGAACACACTTACAACTAAAGAGGGTTCGGACTTAATCAAACATTTGATGGGTATGCGCCAAAAGAAAACTGATGAACAGCCCTTCTGAAGAATTACAGATGGCGTATGAGTTCGCTATCGGTGTCGTCATTGACTGCGCTCGCAAGGTCGTGGTCTTTGACGGCACAGATAGACAGTCGCTTGATGATCTTCGTGAAGCGATATTCAAGTTCGGTGAAGTAAACGATTTGATTTCACAGTTTTATAAAGGAGAGTTATGAGTCGTGAGCATTGGTCTGATGACGCTAAATGTAAAGGCAAACCGAGTTCTATTTTCTTTCCACCGTTTTCGCATTCAGATAATCGCTGGCTTATGGCTAGAGAGATCTGTGCAGGCTGCGAAGTGCGAGAGCAGTGTTTGGCTTTAGTGATGCGGTTGGAATATACAGATGATAAGTGGGGTATGTTTGGTGGGCTTACACCTGAGGAACGCCGAGAGTTAAGGAGACAGAAGGTATGAGAGCGAAAGTGAAGTTGTGTGCTTGTATTCCAAATCGTGCGCTACCGCAGAAACCTGTGTGCGGTGAGAAACCAGATGACGATGATGAGTGAAGATCGCAAAGGTGAATGTCAAGGCAACAGAGACAAATGCAACCTTAAAGATTGCCCGAAGTTTGGCACACTTGGCAGACCAGCACGAGATGGCAACAGGCGTGTCAAAGGCTGCTCAGACCCAACAGCAAGAGGTAAACGCTCACGCACAAAAGGCTTAAGCAAGCAGCGCACGGCTCGTAAGCGTCTAGGTGTAGCACCTTCACACAAGTTTGGTGACGGTAATGAGGAACGATGGCAAGATGTTTTATTCGCTAACGAAGTTAAAGCAGGCAAGCAGATCGGCGCAGCAGTTACGGCGTGGCTTCGTATAGAGGCTCAGGTGCGTTCTAACGAGGCTGATTATGGTTCTAGGCGTAAACCTACGAGAGCGATTTTGATGCCTGACGATTGGGGCAGCGAAGGTTTGGTGATGGTCAGGCTTAGCACTTGGGAGGAATTAGTGCGCCCTGCAATGCACGAATACTACGAAGGCGGAGCAAGTGAATAAACCATTTAGTCAGCAGCATTATGACGAAGATGATTGGGCAAAGTACCAGATCATTGAATGGCTAGAAAGCAAAGGCTACGAAGCGTGGGTTAATCCTGACAAGTTTGGTATAGACATTTTGGCGACACGCTGGGGCAGACAGTTTGCTTTTGAAGTAGAAGTCAAACATAATTGGCGTAACAAATACTTCCCGTATGAGCAGATTCATTTCTCTGCTCGTAAACGCAAGTTTGTTGCGCTAGATGTTGAGACTTGGTTTGTGATGTTAAATCACGAGAGAACACACGCTTTGCTTATAGACGGCGAGCACATTTTGGCTGCACCGATAGCAAATAAAGATACTAAATACTCGCAAAATGAAGCATTTGTCTCGGTTGATATTCAGTGGGCTATATTCAGAGACTTGAAAGAGGAGGCAAAATGACACCAGCGCAGATAGAAGGCTTTATTGATCGCATCTGCGGTCTGTTTCCTACGAGTCAGATTGGGCGTAACACCGTAAAGAACGCTTGGACAGCAGACGATTTTTTACTGCTGCAAGATGTTGATGACGCACGAAAAGTTGTGCCGTTAATTATGGAACACCACGAGAAGTTTCCTAGCCTTAAAGAAGTTCACAGATTGTTTGCGTTGCTTCGTAAACCAGCGACAGAGCAGACAGTTGTTGTTTGTGAGATCTGCGATGGTAACGGCTGGGATAACGGCAAGCGATGGAACTTCAATACTAAAGAATTGATTTGTGAAGGCTTTACTAAAACAGTTTTAGAGCGCACATACACCTATGTTGTGCCTTGTAAGTGTCGGGAGTTCGGCAAAGCCTAAAGAAGTTAGAAACGAAAACGAGAAGAATACTCACGCAGACCTAAACCATTCGCACGGTAGTTGGTGACACTCGGTAACGAGGGTAGATCACGCTGTAAGTAATTACGGTGTGAGGCGAATAATTTGTTGGGAATCGCAGTGAGGCAGAGCGGTAGGGGTCATTCAAACTGTGTCAAGTTAGTTAAAACTTAAACATATATATATATATTTCAAAGTCAGCAACAACAATGCTAGGGTTGAGACATACGCCGACTGAGGCGAACGATGAGCGAACACGCCACGACCTGTCAAGGACAGAACAAAGAAAACTAGAAACCTATAACCAAGTTCAGAAGGAGGACAAGGTGATTGGAGTTAATGTGAAGAAATTGTTGATTATGTTTATTGTAAGCGTTGTTGGTTTTGCTGGTGTTGCTGACGCTGCGAGCGCACCTCAAGGAGTAAAGCAATTGCAAATGAGGCAGCACCCTTTTGATTTTGTAGTAGATATCAAACGCACTGTTCCTGAGTGGGCTAAGTGTCCTGAGATATGGAATCGGTTGCGTGACGCTGGCTGGCTTGAGAAAGATGTTGTGAAGGCTGATCAGATTGTTTGGCGTGAGTCTCGCTGTATCGCTACAGCGCATAACAAGAATGACCCGAACACTGTGCAAGGTGTTAAAGGTTCATTAGGTTTGTTCCAGATCAATTTGTTTTGGGTGCAACGCACTACCTATTATCCAAACGGATACCTTCAAACGGTTTTGAATCGTGATCTTGTGCCAGCAGATTTATTTGATGTCAGCACAACGATTGATGCAGCGCAGGCGTTGATTGCTTATGATCGAGGGCTAGGCAGATGTGGTTGGTCTGCGTGGTTAGGCTGTTAATTTACAAACTTTTTTTACAAATCTTGTCAAAGCCTTATAAAATAAGGGTTTTAGAGGGTTAAATGATTAGGTGATTTCGTTTAGGCACTTTAAGATAGTCATATCAGGTAAACAGCCTGAAAGTTCAAGAGGAGGACTTAGAAATGGAAAAGCCAGTAAAGATTGATAACCATAAATGGTTATATCGTGGATATGAAATCTTCGCAGGAAGCGCAAAGCATACTTCTAAAAAGGGTGCGAAATATCAGTATCGCTTTCATACATACGAAGTAGCGAAAGCAGATGAAATTAATAAGCCAATGATGTTTATAACCAAGATCATTGATGGCGTTGTGATGACTCAAAGAACGCATTATGCGTTTTCTCTTGATTCAATCGTTTTATCAATAGATCAAATAGAATCGGCTAAATAACCAAAGTTCAAGAGGAGGAAACGAAATGAACACAACAGATAGTAAGCAATACACAAGCATCAACCAGATCATCAGCGAGGCAGAAAGAGCAGGCTCACACTTCTTTAGTAAAGCCACGCTGAGGTTCTTTAGCAGCCGAATCCATAGCGAAATCTACGGTGGCTGTTACTTCATCACAAGCGAGCGAGATCACTACCGAGACAGCAACCCACGCTTTTATACGATTAGAAAGTATGAAGGCGGTCTGAAGGTTGAAACCGTTGGCGAGTTCTGCCAATACACTTCGAAAGCGCAAGCGATAACAGCAGTCAAGAAACTAATCAAAGCAGAGGAGACAAAATGAAAATTACCAAACACTCACTCGATCACATAGAACTGATCGCATCAGGCGACACCGCCCTGTTCGAAGTCAGGCTGATTGTGGCGATGCACGACTGGTCAGATGACGAAGCCGATGCAGGCTTTGACGAGATCGGTGCGCTCGGCTGGCTGATGAACCTGCTTCATCTCGCAGCGCAGGGCGAAGATATCAAAACAGGCGCAGAGGAGTTTCTAAAGGCGATGATGACTCTTGATGAGCAGCGTGTTTATTTGGCAAAAGTTGAACGAATCTCAATGAACGAGGAGTAAACAAAATGAGACCACAACAATCGTTATTCTTCTCACTCACAGCAATCGGACTATTGCTACTAATGATGGTTCTGCCATCTGAAACCGAATCAACTTCAGCAGGCTGGGTTGGCTACGGCATAATTATCGGGCTACTGCTTAGTGTGGCTTTAAGAGCCTTCAGCACCCTGTCTTACGAGCGCAGTTACAAACGATCACGAAGGACATATACGAATCGCAGCCGATAGGCTCAAAGTGTTCTCGTGTCAGCCAATCATCGCTTTTATCCCCTCTTGAGCGGTGGCTTGTTCCCTAATAGGGTTGGCTGGCACGAGAACTTATTTTTATTTGAGAGAGAAAGCGAAGCGAGTTATGACCTTAAAAGATCTACAAAATGCGGTAGCATTTTTAAGAAGGCTAAGTGTTGGGCAGATGGAAGCCGAAGAACTTATAGCGACAGTTGAAGCGTTAGAAGCAGAAATTAAGAAACGGAGAACTAAAAAATGAGCGAAAGTTTGAACGCCGAACTACAACATTGGCAAGCACGAACAGACGATATGCAAGTTGCACTTGACCATATGCGAGAAGATCGTGATTCTCTAAAGGCTGAAAAAGAAACATTAAGCGAGGCTTACGCTAAAGCAGTTCAAGAGTTGGCGATGTATAAGCAGATGGTTGATCGTATGCGAATTGCTATGTCTCAAGGCGCAGAACTATAAAAACTGATGCCGTTGCTGACACAAAACAGCGAACTAAAACCGCATCGCATACACAATTTCGCTATCCCTGCTTGGTATGTGCGACTAGATGGCGAGATCTTTAAGACTTGTCCTAATGCTGGGGCTTGCGCCAAAGTTTGTTACGCCCGAAACGGCACATATCTGTTTTCAAATGTTTTAGCAGCACACATTAAAAACTTGCGTCTAACGCTTGATCAACCGATCTTGTTTAGAGCAATGATTAACAAAGAATTAAGCCATAAACGGTTTAAGCCAACTTTGCAAGCAAGACAAATGCCTGAAGGCGTAGAACTGACCGATGATCGCTGGCTGACGGCTTGGATACGCAACGGTGGAGCAGCAGTTCGGATACACGACTCAGGCGACTTCTACTCTGAACAATATTTGTATCTTTGGTTCGCTGTCGCAGCAGATAACCCTCAAGTGCTGTTCTACGCCTACACAAAAGAAGTAGCGATGCTTAAACAACACGGCAACGAGGCACCAATTAATTTCAGGTGGCTTTACTCAACAGGTGGACTTCAAGATGGTTTAATCACACCAGATGATCGCAGAGCAGATGTATTCCCTAGCGAACAAGCCATAACTGATGCTGGATACACAAGCCAAGATGCAACAGATCTACTAGCAATATTGCTTAAAACTAACCTCGTAGGCATACCAGCAAACAACATTAAACACTTCAACAAAAAGATCGCTGGAAGGAGATTTAGCGAACTATGAAAATTAGATGCCTGAACTGCAAACACACTTTTGAGCCAGACCTGAAAAGAACAGTCGGCTGTCTATGCGATAGTGACGCACCGACTTGGATTGGTGTAGCCTCTGATGGCAAGTTAATAACAATGAGTTATGCGAACTATGAGATAGAAAAGGATTAGAGATGGAACAACGCAA